ACCCAAGCCTGTTGACATTGAGGAGAACGATGAGTCTCGCAAGTCATACAGGAGAAATTGTGCTGAGGTTCATAACCTACAAGCGCAAGAGTTCAGGAAGTCATGTAGAACACGCATGACGATGGAAGCTGTTGCTAGGTTCAAGGATCGTGATAAGTTCTATATTCCGTGGTCGTTTGATTACAGAGGTAGAGCTTACCCAATCCCTGCATTCCTCACACCACAAGATACAGACTTTGGAAAAAGTTTGTTAACATTTGCTGAGGCGTCGTTTATGACACCTGAAGCTGAGGAGTGGTTAGCATTTCAAGTAGCCACAACATATGGTCTTGATAAAGCACCAATGCGTGAACGATTAGAGTGGGTAAAGAACAACACACATCTTATATCTTGTGTCGCTTCTGATCCTATCTTACACATTCACGAGTGGGAAGCTGCTGATGAACCTTGGCAATTCCTTGCGGCATGTGATGAGTACTATCACTGTGTTCTCAAATGTGATAGACACGAAACACGTGCTATGATCGCCACAGATGCTACTTGTAGTGGTCTGCAAATCTTGGCAGGTTTGGCTAGGGACAGAAATACGGCTCAATTAGTCAACGTTCTGCCCTCAGATCGCCCTCAAGATGCTTACAAAGTAGTCGCTGAGCAAGCAAGTCCGCACTGCCCAAAGTCTATCCGTCCTTACATGGACAGAAAAACTGTTAAAAGGGTAGTGATGACCGTACCTTACAATGCTAAACCCTTTAGCAACCGTGGGTATATCAAGGACGCACTAAAAGAGAAAGGTGTTGAGATCGATAAAGATGACTTGACAAAGACTGTGGCCGCTGTTAGAAATGCTATGGATGAGGTTGTACCTGGTCCCATGGCTGTCATGTCTTGGATTGAATCAGAAGTCGCTAAGGCTATTGATCGTGGCAAGACTGAACTAACATGGACAACTCCATCTGGTTTCGTGGTAACACAGAAGCTGATGAAGAAACAAACAGTCCAGGTTGAGTTGCAGTTGATGGGTCGTTGTAAGTTAACTGTCGCAGTCGATGACTCTGACAAGGTTGACAAGCAACACCACAAGAACGCAACTGCTCCAAATCTGATACACAGTTTAGACTCCTCTCTCCTCCACTTCAGTGCACTACGTTTTGACGCACCGATCGCTCTCATTCATGACTCTGTATTGTGTCGTGCTACTGATATGTCTAACCTCAGTGCAATTGTACGAGAGACATATATGCACCTCTTCGCTGAGCACGATTACTTGCGAGACTTCGCTGACCAAATAGAAGCGGAGACTGACCCACCGATCATCGGAGATCTGCAACCAGAATCCGTGATTGAATCCACTTATTTTTTCTGTTAATGCCCCGTACTATCCACAAGACTGAACAGCCTGTTGTCCTTGAAGGTTATCAAGCTGTACTGAAGCCAAGCAAGTTTGGCTACTCCCTCTCTGCTATTGTCGATAGCGAGATTGTTGATGCCCTTGAAACTGACCGTGAAGAATCACTGCAGTGGGCACAAGGTAAACTCAAGAATCCCAAGCGTTCTGTGCTCAAGCCTGAGCCCTGGGAAGAAGTTGCTGAAGGTCAATTCAAAGTTAAGTTCAGCTGGAATGAAGAGAACCGACCGCCTGTCGTTGACACCGAAGGTACACCTGTCGAAGACGAGAATACGCCCATGTATTCTGGTAGCCGAGTTAAGCTGGCGTTCTATCAAAAGCCGTACATCCTCAAGGATGGCGTCACTTACGGAACAAGCCTTAAACTGGAGGCTTCAAAGCTAACGATCCTGCTGTCACTGTTATCCCTGGTTCCGATGATGACTTCTGATTTTCAATTCACCGTTGCAAAGGATGAGGTTACGGGTATTTACAAAGGTACTCTTGACATCCAGCTCCCTCCCATTTGCGTCACCCGTTACAAGGCTGACAAAAATGATTTCAAGTACGAGATGTCTCGTGCTGTGACTGAAGTTGTTGAGGCTATCATTGAAAAGAACATGGACGACTAATGGCATTTAGATCCAAGCTCGAAGAGCAGGTCGCTGATCTACTTGTAGACCTTGGTGTTAAGTATGAATACGAGACAACTAAAGTCCGCTATATTATTAATTACGTTTACACACCAGACTTCGTATTACCGAATGGTGTCGTATTAGAATGTAAGGGTTATTGGGATGCCGCTGATCGACGTAAGATTAAAGCTGTAAAAGAGCTACATCCTTACATGGATCTACGCATGGTATTCCAAGCACCCTTTAATAAAATCAGCAAAAAATCAAAAACTACATACGCTAAATGGTGCGATAAGCATGACATCCCTTGGACTTCCTTCAAGGACATCCCCATCGACTGGCTCCTCTGAGTTTTTATTTCACGAGCCATGCGAAGAGTGTGGATCGTCAGATGCTAAGAGTGTCTATGATGACGGTCACACATATTGTTTTGTTTGCCATCACTACACGCACGGTGATGGTGAACCTTCTTTACACATTCACCCCAGCAAATCCGCACGTGTGAACATTACAGGCTCAGCCCAAAGGCTGCAGAAGCGTAACATCTCACAGAAAGTATGTGAGAAGTACAAAATCTACCGTGATGGTGATAAGCTCCGCTTTTACTATCATGACGAATCAGGCATTGTCAAAGGTGCCAAGGTAAAGACAAAGGGTAAATCATTCTCGTATGAGGGTGAGGTGCCTGGTACATTCTTCGGACAACATCTTTACCCTACTACTGGTAAACGTATCGTCATTTTTGAAGGCGAGATGGATGCAGCTAGTGGGTCTGAGTGTATGCCAGGATGGCCGATGGTTTCTGTACCATCTGGTGCTGCTGGTGCAAAGAAGGCTGTACAGAAACAACTCCCACTGCTGCAAGGTTACGATGAGATTGTTATCTTTTATGACAATGACCCACCAGGTCGTCAAGCCGCTGAAGAGTGTGCTAGCGTACTACCGCCAGGTAAGGTCAAGATTGCCCACCTCCAGGGCGACTACAAGGACGCATCAGACGCCCTCCAAGCCAATGACTCAGACGC